TATAGAGGCTAGTTCTACTTTTGAGTTTTCAGAAACTGATTTATGGACACAGTGAAATATCAACTGATTCATGTCGCTGGTGAAGTGTTCAGCATCCACGAAGTCTATTTCCAGATAACAATCTAGTCCATATTGACAAAGAGCCGCAAGTACGGCTCTTTCTGATGCTAGATCTTCCAAAGTTTTATTTGTCATACAGACCTTGACCTCAAGCAGTTATCACAAACAAAGTTTTCTCTTTTGTGCGTAGGATGAATCTGAAACTCGGAGTTACAGGTGGAGCAAGTTTGAGAAACTTTTTCTACTGGCGGTCTTTTTCTTTCTGTAAGCTTGATGTCTGGCGTTTTATTTAAATCATCTTTATGCTCAGTTCCATCGTCGCTAAAAAGGTTAACCCTTTGCTTAACCTCTAGTTGAGTAGAGTTGCTTGATGGCTTGTCTTGCGACATGGTAAAATCATCTGCGACTGTTGCGTTTTTTGTAGGCTTGACCTCCTTTGGTTTATCTTCTTTTAAAAGACTAGCTGCCAACTCCTGCTTTTGTTCAGGAGTCAAAAGTTCTAACATCTTTTGTACTAGATCTTCACTCATTATTTTCTCCTAGCCATATTTGTTAATATTTCTGCCATCTTAATTATTCTACCGTTTTTACCTTCTAGTGTTCTAACTCTAGCTTCTGCGTGATTTTTAATCTTTAGTATCTCCGCAGCGAGGGGGTTTTCTTTAACCGCAGAGAAATACTTCTCTTGCCATTTAGAATACTGCCCTCCGTACTGATTCATCGTGCTACCTATTATAAACCAAATAGAAGATTCTGCCCACTCTAAAGTGTTTTTTTCTTTAACCTTTTCTGTTTCAATATATTCTGAGTAAGCATAGAGCTTGAAGGCATACATGTTACATGTCTCCGCGCTCCAAGATTTAATTGTATTAAAATCAGCATTGAGAGCAGTAGAAGCTTCTTCTGGCGGTTCTACTTCCGCTAAATACTTAGAGCTTTTCCAGTCATCAATTGCTTGTAGAAACTCATTTAATCTTGTTTCGCCACTCATCTATATCCTCGTTGTAATTCAATTGTACTATTCTTATGTCGTTTATATTGCACCACTCTATTTTATTTTTATCTCTAGCCTGCGCTCTAAAAAATGATAACTTATCTTTAAAGTGAAATGCGTTGAACTTAAAGTGTTGCTGACCATGAACTTCTACAATCAAAGTCCTATTAGGTATATAGAAATCCGCTCTCAAAGACTTGTTTTTTACAGTTCTGGTTCCCGGTAGACTAACTTCTTCTAAGATTCTATCATAGGGAAAGCAAGAGTCAAGAACTTTCTTTGCTTTTTGGTGAAGCTTTGATCTCTTGCCTCCCCCAGACTTAGGGTTCCAGCTATACTCTCGGTCATCTAGCCCGATTACTTTCAATCTAAAGCCTCTTTAATCATCGTCTCTAGGGACTTTACAAGTTTAGTATTTCTGTTTAGAAAACTATAAACCTTGTCTTGTCCTTGAAACTTAAAAGCTTTGGTAAGTTTTTCAGGATCTTCTACGTCTAAATCTGGATCAATTTCTTTAGCAAGCTCTTTGTTCATTTCTAGGAATGGGCAAGAAAACCAAGCCCCAGATCTGTCAATAAGTCCTAGGTCTAACGACAATTGAAGAACCTCCTGAGTTGAATCTATACCATGACCATACCTAATATAACTTTGAACTTGTCCTCCCGGCGGTCCCATAGAAGAACAGATGATTTTCCAGTTTACAACTTGACCAATTCTATTTTTACTAGCATCTTCCCAAGGTTTTACTGCGGATATTTTCTCACCACCACCAGCAATCTCCATCCTAGTGTCAGCTTGATATTGAATTTTATTACCACCATCAGAAAGTTTAGCTTTACCAAAGCCTCCCGTATTAGCAATGTAATGGGTTATGGCAATAACAAGACCTCTTTGCCTCGGTAGAAGCTGACCGATCTTTTTTGTAAAGATAGACAAAATCTTTGGTAGCCCTGCTCTGCCCGGACTAAAATCTCCATCTAGTTCTTTAGCCGGAATCAAAGAAGATATAGAATCAATGATTAGAACAGCACCTTGATAGTCTGGATGGCTCATCATCTTATACGCCATTTCTAAAAATTCTTCCGCCGGTAAAGGCTTATCTTCTGGTGCAATAACTTCTATTTTCTCAGGATCAAAATCGTTTACCTGAAAATTCATATCTTTAAGACGACCTTCTGCATCTAGGTAGATGACTGGCCTACCTTCTTTTTGACAGTTGGTAGCAATCTGCATAGCAGTTGTTGTCTTACCGCTTTTAGGATCGCCTGTAAGAGTAACCCAACACCCTTCTCTAACCCCACCGCCCAGTGCTATATCAATAGCGGGACTGATGGAAATTACCTTGTAGTCGCTCTTTTCTTTAAGCACTTCTGTGCCTGTTTTAATTATGTTTCCGTATTCTTTTATTTGACTTTTCAAATATTCAGGAGTTTTCTTTTTTGCCATCGGTATCCCTAAGTTTTGACATTAACGTTTTCTTCTTGTTTCTTTTTCTAGGTTTATATTCTTTATCTTCTGCTATCTCTATAACTTTCTTTGGTTTCTTTGCCTCTATTTTAAGTTCTTCGGATCGTTTTGCAACCCCATCCTCTACAAAGCTAGTAATTAAAACAAACTTTTTAGAGTTATGTAGAAAGCCTAAAGAGTATACGTTTCTACCGTTTGAACCATTTAGATAAGACACTAGAGATTTCTCTCCGTATTTTTTAATTAACTTAGACGCCAATCTTATTTGAGTTTCATACTCTTGTTTTTGCGACTTATTCCAAAATTTAAATTCAAGACTACCCTTATTATCTCTTTCTCTTTTTCTAATGCAAACCAATTCTGCACAGTATTGCGCAGCGCTACAAGGCTGTTTGGTTGATATACTTCTGTACTTCTGGGTGCTTGATTTTTTCTGAGTCATTTTTAAATATCATATATTTAAGATTGTCTTCGGTTATAGATCTGACAGATTTAGCTTTTTCAAATTCGTTGTAAGGCCAAGTATATTTAGCGATATCTATCCCAGAGCAATCGTCTTTCAGTAAGCACACGGTCAAGGTTTGGAAAGAGGTAGAATGGCTACCGTCCATTGCTTGATCCTTAGCTATACCCCGCATTACCGCTAGACCGTCTAGACCATTAGAATCTTCAAAAAACACTTTGGCAGGAGCGCCAAACATATGAAGCTCTATCTTTACTGGAAAAACGTTTTGTTCTTTACAATAATTTGAAAGCCTAGACCAAGGATTGTCTAAGTTTGGCCTGTCATAATCACCGTAAACCCGTTCGTTATTGGACAGAGTAACAATCCAACTAATCATAAGATGCTCCATAATGAGCCTTCTCATGTACCCATCTCTCTTTGTACAAATCATTTTAGTCCTCTTTTATTTTATGAATTATACCTTTGTACTTTTTAGGCATAGACGGCCTTTTCCTACTTTCATCGCCAGCAGCAGATGCAGCCTCCGTCATTATTGTTGCAACTTTATTTTTATCTCTAGCGTAAAGGTTGGAAGAGTCTGGAATTTCTTTGTCGTTTTTAACAACCTCTAAGTGTTTTGAAACGACTGATTCAGACCTATCAAGATGTTCAGCCAAGTCTGTGACTTCTGACTCAGAATTGTCTTCAATATAGGTTTTTTCAGTTTTTGAAAGCGGTCCTTTCTTCATTTTATTTCTCCATCATAGTTCTTCTGGCTCTGGTAAGGTATAAAGTATTTTTAGTTTTTAAATACTTCATGTAAAAATCAAAACAGTTCTTTGAAACTTTTCTTAAATTTCTAGTCTGAGAAGATGATCTAGTTAGTCTATCGTTATAAGCGTCTACAACTTCTGATCTATCGTAAAGAACGTAGTAAAACGCACTCTTCCCAGTATTCGATACTGAAGCAAAGGCGTTTTTTTCTTCTGTCTCAACACCCCTTGTTCCATAGAATTTTTTTTCTGTAGATTGTGGATCTGGTAAATTAAGATCAGACACATCTTCGTTTTCCCATCTAGCCATTTAGTTTATCCAGCCTTTCTTTTAGTATTCTAATACAGTCTGCTTCTGATGCTCCAGATATACAAATCTGAGCCTTGGTTGATATTCCATATTTTGACAAGAGACGGTTCCCCATAACCTGATTATCTAGACTTCCATCTTCATACATTTTTCTTATGTCAATCTTCATGGTTATTGTGGCGTGATGCGGGCAGATTTTTCTGTCTACTTGATTATCGGATATTTCAAAATCATTCATTAGCTGCCCTCTTTAATCCAATTAATCTTTTGTTTATCTGTCATGCCATTGATTTTTTTATTTAAATCTCTTTTCTGTTGGGCCTCACTGTTGTTCTTCTTATTATCTTTAGCGGATTTTTCCTGCTTTTCATAGTGTCCCATATCTCTAGTGTTTTTGTCTGCTAACTGACCGATAGTATTAGCTTCGCCTCTGACAGATATAGAGGGAGGATTTATAAAAACCTTCCGTAGCGTTTTTTTATTGCAGGATGGACACTCCAATATTGATGGAGCGTCATAAGCTTGTCTAACTTCGTCGTAGTATTTGCATTGCTTACATTCAAAATCGTAAAGCGGCATTATTTTCTCCTTATGGTAGATGACTCTATATTCTAGGAGAATGTGGCTAGTATTACACGCTAATTTTCCATAGCATTTAATATTCTACCAAGAATACCATTTCTTTGAATGTCTTGAGTTGTAAGGGTAGAAATTCCAACACCCTCTACATTTTCAAGCTTTTCTATGCAGTCCCATAGTCCACTTCTAGATAGGTCGCACTGTCTAGTGTCTCCGTTTATTAGCACTTTACTACCTTGTCCCATACGGGTAATAAACATTTTTATTTGTTCAAACGTACAGTTCTGCGCTTCGTCTAGTATCATATATGTATTATGAAACGTAGAACCCCTCATGACTTCTAGCGGCTGGTATTTTATCCTACCTTCGTTGTAGTACATACCATAGTACGCCCGACCTAAAAAGTGTCTAAAGTTTTCTTGCATAGGTAAAAGATATGGAGCTATTTTTTCCAATAGATCTCCGGGTAGACTTCCTATTTCTTTTCCCGTACACACCAGAGGACGAGATATTAAAACTTGATCTATCTCCCCCCTGTGTAGATGGTCTGAAGCAATTCCCGCTGCTATGTAGGACTTACCAGACCCCGATGGGCCACTGCAAAATATTACATCGTTTTCTACAATAGATCTTATATAATCTTTTTGATTCTCCGTCTTTGCTTCTACTGTTTTTACTTTTTGAGGTGCGTTACTTTGTTTTTTGGTTTTTCTTTTCATTGAAGCTCTACTGACTAGAAGGGTTTTTCGTTTATTAAATCCCTGACTTGTGTATCCTTAACCAACACCATATCGCTATGGTCATTTTGATAAGTAATTGTTGTTTCTACATTTCCACCTCCTGTATCCCCGCCAGTAGTAGCGATACTAGTTACATAGTTGTTATTGCCAAGATCTATTATGTGGTATTTATTTTCATTTGCCGCTGAATCAAATGTAGCGAAAACAAGTCTTATTGGCCTATCTGTCTTGTTATATATGTCTGATGGCGGTTTAGGCGATCCATATTTTGGCGGATCAGGATTATTCGGATCAAGACCGTCTCTGTAAGGACCGCCGCCAAAACTCAGTCCTGTGCTTGGGTCCATTACTCCAGAAGCCCCAAATGTTACGTCTGTATTTCTTACGAATACATCGTCTGTACCATCTATTGTAAATATAAAATCTCCATACTCTAAAGCGCGTCTGGCAATGCCAGTGAAAGAGCATGATACTTGTAGAGGTAAATTCATGTAAGAAAATAAATTTTGTTCATACTCCTTGTCTTTTTCAGAACCTCTCCAGAATCCTACGTCTGGTATTTGAGAGTAATCAATAGATAGACTAAGACTTATATTATTAATTCCATATATTTTTAAAGGTCTTTTAACGCCATCATCACCATCGTAAACAGACTCGGTATTACCAAGTTCAAACATACTAATAACCTCTTGAGGAAGTCTTGACTTTCTGTCAACGGGCTGTTTTAGTATATCTAGATGACTTCTTTTTAAAACTTCACCAACTTGTGGTAAGTCATCATTTATGCCGTAAGCGCTAAGGGTGGATAGGTCTTTATTAAATCTAAACTGTTTTGTAAAAAGTGTTACAGACTCAGTAATGCCGTCTACGCCTATATTGTATTCTACACTAGATAATAAGCAACTTTTATAGGTTACAGAGATAATCTTATCTTTGTCTGAGTCAGAACTTGAGGGCGTTACATCATTCTCAGAGCCTATATATCTATACTTATCTGGAGCATAAAGAATAGTAATATCATAATTTCTTAAAGACTTACCATCATTGTCCGCAAAACCTTTGTCGTGTAGATTGTTTTTATAAAGAGCGTGACTAGTTTTGTAACCGGTTGCACCGGCGGTATAATCAGAAGGATCTACAAAATAAAAGAAGTCACTATCTTTATCTATTCTTCTTTCTATAGTTATTTCAAAATTTTGTTGACCATAGTAATGAAATTGTCTTTGCGCTCTACCTATGTCTAAAAGAGACTGAGACGGCATGTCCCCATTTATACCTATAGACTGAACACCGTTGAGAAATACCCCGTCTGTAGCATCAGATTCTCCTGACACGTTTCTTTTTGTTGTAAGAACGGCTTGACAGGCGTAAAATATTCTGCCATTAGGATCGTTAAATGGTAAAGTCGTCATTATGTACCCGTGCTTCCAAAGCCAGATTGGTTCCGATCTGTACTGTTAAGGTCAGACACTTCAATGAGTTCAAAGTCTTCTACCTTTTGTAATACAAGTTGAGCAATTCTATCGTCTTTTTCTATATTATAATCATTGTATTGAGAGTTATAAAGTATAACACCTATATCTCCACGGTAGCCGCTATCAATCACGCCAGCAAAGACATCTATACCGTACTTGTAGGCCATTCCTGATCGCGGCCAAATCAAACCTACATAACCTTTTGGAATTTGCATTGCAATTCCTGTTTTAATGAGCTTATGGGTATGCTTCTCTATTATAGCGCCGTGCGAAGCGTACAGGTCAAAGCCTGCGTCAGACTCGTTTGCTTTAGTGGGAATCTTAGCGCAATCATTTAGCTTGGCAAACTTTAGCGGGTGTCCGTTCCAAGGTTTTATATAACTAGGAAAACAGGTTTTTTTACTTTGAGCTTCTTGTAGCTGTTTTTCTCTAGCTAGTTCGTCTGGGTGAATATTCATATTTCGCATTTTCCTCCTGCGCAAGCAATTTCTTGCTCTGGTACTACATTGTTAGTTTCTTCAATAACGTTTGTAAAATCAACATCTTTATATTCGCGATTCATATCAACCCATTCTTTCCAGTTATATACATCTTTCATACAATAGGTCAATTGCCTTAAATCTCCATTAAAATATTTACCGGCAAATTTCTTGCATCGGTCTTTCCAAGCTTTCTTTCCGTTACCTTTGATCTTTTCACCCACGCCAAGCAAGCTATCACATGCGGTCCACAGGTTGTCTTCCCAGAGCGTGAGCGCGACTTCAATCAGTCCACTAACAAACAATGATGCGTCACCGTAGTGTGCAACCTGTTCGCC